CTTCGCCGGGCTTATGGCTTAACATTAGAGGCAATGGCTGAGCGCATTGGCTTATCCCCCAGGCAATATTGCCGGAAAGAATCCGGAGAATCTGCTATAGGTGAACAAATGGAAAAACTGATTAAGCTTCTGTTCTAGCATCTCAATTCACGTTAACAGAAAAACAATTAAATCTACCCCGCCCTAACCGGCGGGGTTTTTTGTGTTTGGCATAAACGTTATGCCAGCGGGACGCGATTGCTTCTAATTCGCGGCATTCTGACCGTCCATTTATAAAAGCGGGTCCTGCTATGAATATGGCCGTTGGGGGTAATTGGGACCACTGTTATTCATAAGACTAGGGACTTTTATGAACCATTTTAATTTGGCGCGTTCAGACTTGCCTAATGGGAAGCTTGTGATATGCTAACAATGGAATTGAGAACACATGACGGTAACGACTAAAAAAGACGGTGGACTGCGTAAACCGACCACTGGTGGGATCATCATTGGTTCTGATTACGACACCGAACGCACCCGCAAGATGAAGGCTGACGCCGACATGGCTGAGATTGCACTCGCTCGCGCAAAGGGTGAACTGTGTGTCACTGCCGATGTGATCAAGGCGTGGGAGAATGTGCTTCACGCATGTAAGGCCAAACTGCTCTCCATGCCGTCCAAGGTTTCCCCGGTGCTGGCGAATGAAACTGAGATTTCACAGGTAAAGCATCTGCTAGAAGAGGCAATCCGCGAGACACTTGCGGAACTGTCGAACTACCAGCCGGAAGTGGACGCATCGAAGACTGGGCTTGGCGCATCCAGAGAAGAAGCTAAAGAGGTAAAGCCGCGCTTTACAAGCAAGCCTAACGGAAGGCCGAAGAAGATTGACAAGATACTTTCATGATGAAGCAGAACTCAACACACCTTTCACCTGAAATACGCAGCGGCTTCCTCTCCGCTGCAGCAGACGCTATGCGGCGACTAACCCCGCCCCCAAGATTATCGGTGGCCGAATGGGCTGACGCCAAACGTATGTTGGATAGCCAATCCTCTGCCGAACCGGGCCGATGGTATACTTCACGCGCAGAATATCAGCGCGGTATTATGGATGCCTGCTCAGATCCTTCCGTCAAGGAAGTGGTGGTCATGTGTGGGACGCAAAGCGGCAAGTCAGAGGCGCTGCTTAATACAATCGGCTACCATATGGAGCATGATCCCTGCCCCATTCTGATGATGCAGCCCACTGTAGACATGGCGCAGGGCTTCTCTAAAGACCGTGTTACAGCGGGACTTATTAAACCTACACCAGCCCTTCGGGCACTGGTGAAAGACCCAAAGGCTAGAGATGCGAGTAATACAACACTGCATAAGGTATTTCCGGGAGGCGCTTTGTCTCTTGTTGGTGCTAATAGTCCTAGCTCCCTTGCTAGCCGTCCGATTCGTGTCGTTCTGTGTGATGAAGTTGACCGATACCCTCCTAGTGCGGGTGAAGAAGGCGATCCGGTATCTCTCGCAAAGCGAAGAGCCGCCACCTTCTGGAACAGAAAGATTATCCAAGTAAGCACTCCCACAAATCGTGGGGCAAGCAGAATTGAAAGTGCTTACGAGGAATCGGATAGGAGGGAGTTCTACATTCCATGCCCTCATTGCGAAGAGAGCCAGAAGCTGGTTTGGGAACAGATACAATGGGATGACGGAAACGCGAAGACCGCCAAGTATTATTGCATCCACTGCGGCACCGGCTGGACGGAGCCAGAGCGCCACCGTGCTGTCAGTCGCGGCGAGTGGATAGCATCGCAGCCCTTCAATGGTGTGGCGGGCTTCCACTTTAACGCCTTCTATTCGCCTTGGGTTGATCTGGTTGAGACTGTCGAAGAGTTCCTTAATGCCAAGCGTGATCCGATGCGGCTAAAGACATTCATCAATACAATCTTGGCGCAGACATGGGAGGACCAGGGTGATGGCGTAGATGAAACTGACGCTATGCGGCTGCGCGAAGAATATGAGGAAATCCCAGAGGAAGTCACGCTGCTAACTGCAGGAGTTGATGTTCAGGATGACCGCGTAGAAGCCGAGATTGTCGGATGGGGCAAGGGCGAGGAAAGCTGGCAGATAGCCTACAAGGTTATCTACGGCGACCCTTCCTCCCCCAGTCTGTGGTCAAAGCTGGATGAGTTTCTGCTGCAGACATTCTACCATCCTGCTGGCAGGGACATGATGGTGAGGGCGTCATGCGTTGACTCTGGAGGTCACCATACTCGGTCAGTTTACAACTACTCCAAGACAAGAGCGGGCCGAGGGATTTATGCCATCAAGGGCGTGGGCGGCGAAGGCAAGCCGGTTGTGGGTAGGCCAAGCAAAAACAACATAGGCAAAGTGGCCCTGTATCCAGTTGGCGTAGACGCGGCTAAGGAATTGCACTATGCTAGGCTAAGGATGACAGATGCTGGACCCGGCTATTGTCATTTCCGCCAAGATATGGATGACGAGTATTTTCGCCAATTAACGGCAGAAAAAAGAGTTGTTAGGTATCACAAAGGCTATCCTAAGCATGAGTGGAAAAAAACGCGGACCAGAAACGAAGCACTAGATGTCCGTGTTTATGCAATTGCGGCCCTTGGTATTTTGAACGTCAACATGGACACAGTAACAAAGAGATTCTATGGGTTACTAGATGCCGAGAAGACAAAAGAAGCAGCGAAGGTGAAAGAAAAGCCCCATCCACTAGCAAACCCATCTAAAATAAGGCAAGGCAGTGGTGGTTTTGCAAACAACTGGCGATAAGAGCGCATGGCTAATCTATTCGACGTAGACAACGCACCAAATCAGGAGCCTTCTGCCATTAGGGCGGGTTCGTATCTGCAATGGAAGCGGGCAGACATTTCTGATGACTACGATTCCGCGCTCTACGACCTTGTGTATGTGGCCCGTCTTTCTGGGGGCACCGCGACTGAAATCACAATTACAGCCAGCAAAATCTCTAGCCAATATGTAGTGCAGGTAGCCAGCACTGTAACCCAGAACTATGTCATAGGGGATTATTATTGGCAGGCTGAGATACACCGCCTAAGCGACAGCGAAGTTGTTGTGGTGGATAACGGACAGTTCAGCATCCTGCCTGATCTGGATATAGAACTTGCCGATCCGAGCGGACATGCTGAGATTATGCTTCGGAAGGTGGAAAGCCTTCTGGAGGGCCGAGCAGATAAGGATGTTTCATCCTATTCAATCGCTGGGCGCTCCATTACAAAGATGTCTGTGACGGAACTGTTGGAGTGGAGAAACTTCTACAAAAGGGAAGCGGCTCAAAACAAACGGAAAAACGACATCGCAAACGGGCGACAGACAAATTCCACTATTAAAGTGAGATTTCCGCGATGAGTTTTTGGAGAGAGGCACTTGGCCTAGCGCCGCCAGAGCGTAAAAAAGCGTCAAATCGTTACGGCAACAGCTATGAGGCCGCACAGGTTGGCCGTCTGTTTGCGGACTTCACCGCATCTAGCGGAAGCGCTGACGCAGAACTTAAAGTCAGCCTGCAGATTATGCGTGAGCGCTGTCGTGATCTGGCGCGTAACGACCCCTACGTTAAGCGTTACATCAAGCTTCTGCAGAATAATGTGGTGGGTAAGGATGGGTTTACCCATCAAGTCAAAGCCATGACCAGCGATGGCCGGTTGGATGTTGGCGGCAACGCTATAGTAGAGGATGCGTGGAGAGCATTTGGCCGCATAGGGAACTGCACGGCTGACGGGAAGCAGTCTTGGGTTGATCTGCAGAAGGGTGTTCAGTCTGCGCTAGTCCGCGATGGCGAAGCTTTCGTGCAGATCGTCCGGTCGCAGTCTTTTGTTTACGGTATCGCATTCTACCAGTTTGAAGCGGACCAAGTGGACGAGAAGAAGAACGAGAAACGCAAAGACGGAACAGAAATACGGATGGGGGTAGAGGTTGATCGTTACCATCGTCCGGTAGCCTATTGGGTGAAGGAAGGGCACCCCGGCGATATGGAATTTGCCTCAATTAATAAGAGGGTTTCGCGCCGAATTTCCGCAAGCGATATTATCCATGTGTTCGAACAGGTGCGCCCCGGTCAAACACGCGGTGAGCCGCCGTTGGCTCCCGTTGTAACCCAGATCAAGATGTTAAATGCCCACCGCGAAGCGGAGCTTGTCGCAGCGCGCATGAGCGCGGCCAAGATGGGTTTCTTTGTATCGCAAACAGGCGATGATTTTAACGCAGATGGATACGAGAATGGCGCAGGTAGCGCGCCGTACATAGATGCAGAGCCGGGAACATTCCATCAATTGCCGCAGGGCATGGACTTCCGGTCGTTCGACATGCAGCATCCGCCTACGGCATTCGCTGATTTCCAGAAAGGTATGCTGCGCGGCATTGCCTCTGCGATGGGCGTGTCTTACGCCTCATTGGCGAACGATCTAACTGAGACATCCTATTCTTCAATCCGACAGGGGGCATTGGAAGAGCGCGATTCTTACTCCGGTATGCAGCAATTCCTGTACGATCACTTTGTTATGAGGGCATACGCGGCTTGGCTCCACCATGTGATGGACTTTGGCAAGATCAACATGCCTGCAACCCGTTTTGACAAGTTTTATGATGCCACCATCTTCCGCCCTCGCGGCTGGCAGTGGGTGGATCCACAGAAGGAAATATCTGCTGCTGTGGAGGCAATGCACAACGGCATTATGTCCCCGCAGGATGTGTCAAATCAATACGGGCGTGATTTCGAAGAAACACAGAAAGATTGGCAGGCGGCTAATGAAATATCTACATCCTACGGCCAAGAACTAGCCTTCAGCCCATTTGGTGGTAATAAAGCCAATAAGCCGGTTCCGCCAGAACAGGGAAACAACAATGGCCAATGAAGAAAATAATCCCACCCCATTGAGCAACGAGAAAAGCGCTGCTACAGGAGAAGTTATGGCAGAAGAACTTATCAATGAACGGGTTGACCCGATTGCTGAAGAACCAGCCGTTGAACCTGTTGTGGAAGCGCAAGTTGACCGCAAGGGCACCGTCGAAATGATCGAACGCCGCGCAGGTGAAATGCGCGCCCAAGTTATAGACGAAAGTACGCGGACTGTGATGATTTCGCTATCGTCCGAGCAGCCTGTAATGCGCTCCTTCGGCAACGAAATTCTTGTGCATGAGCAAGGTGCTATCGACATGGAGTTCCTTAACTCCGGTCGCGCTCCCCTCTTGCTTGATCACGACCATTCACGCCAGATCGGCGTAATTGAATCAGTGGAACTCTCCAGTGACAAACGCCTACGAGCCAATGTAAGGTTCGGACGGGGTGCGCTCGCAGAAGAGGTTTTCAATGATGTTGTCGATGGTATCCGAGGGAACATTTCCGTTGGGTACCAAGTCAACAAAATGGAGAGAGCGGGTTCGGATGATTACCGAGTGACCCGCTGGTCCCCAATGGAAGCAAGCGTTGTAAGCATTCCAGCCGACACGACCGTTGGTGTGGGGCGAAGCGCCGAAGTTGCCAAACCCGCATTGCCTGCAAAGGTAGAACCAACAATCAAACAGGAGGACAGAAAAATGTCCGATGAAGTAAATCTGGATGAAGTTCGGGCAGACGCCGCTAAGGCTGCTGCGAAAAACGCATCTGAAATTCTCGCACTAGGCACCCGTCACAACAAGCGTGACATTGCCGAACAAGCCATCAACGAAGGCCGTAGCATTGAACAGTTCCGGGGCATTGTCCTCGACGCTATCGGTGATGCTGCTCTAGTTTCAAAGAGTGAAACCGACATTGGTTTGACTGAAGTCGAAAAGCGCAGCTATTCGGTCATGAATGTCATTCGTGCGTTGGCTTTCCCTAACGACCGTCAGGCGCAGGAATCTGCTTCTTTCGAACGTGAAGCTGGTGAGGCCGCTGCAAAGCGTGAAGGCCGCACTGCAAACGGCATCATCGTTCCAACTGACATCCAAGGTGTTTGGGGCAAACGTGACATAAACACTACGGACGATGCTTCGTTGGTCGCAACTAACCTGATCGCTTCGGAGTTCATTGATGTTCTTCGTAACGAAATGTCGGTCATGCAGGCTGGTGCCCGCATGGTTCCCGGTCTGGTTGGCAATGTTGATATTCCGAAGAAGGCAACTGCATCTTCGGCAGCTTGGATAGCCACCGAGGGCGCAGACTCTGCAGAAAGCGAGCCGACCTTCTCGACCATCAGCCTGTCACCCAAGCAGCTTGGTGTGAATACGCAGATGACCCGTCAGATGCTGCAGCAGTCTACTCCTGCAATTGAAGCCATCGTTCGCGATGACCTCATTCAGGCGATTGCTCTGGCACTTGATAAAGCTGCTCTGGAAGGCTCAGCTAGTTCGGGCCAGCCACGCGGTGTTCTAAACACCGTAGGCATCAACACTGTGACGGACTTCGCCGCAGCAGTGCCTACCTTCGCTGAAATGGTGACGCTCGAAACAGCTCTGGCTGCGGACAATGCACTACGAGGCAACCTTGCCTACATTACCGATGCAGCAACCTACGGTGGTCTTAAAACTAAGACTAAGGACTCTGGTTCGGGCATGTTCGTTCTGGAAGGCGGTCAAGCCAACGGCTATAACGTAATCCGGTCGCAACAGGGCACGGCTGGCAACGTCTACTTTGCCAACTGGTCTGACTTGCTGATGGGCATGTGGGGCGGACTTGACCTTACGGTTGATCCTTACACACTGTCCAAATCAGGTGGCCTCAACATTGTGGCATTCCAGACTGCCGACATCGCAGTTCGCCATCCGGTGAGCTTCGCATTCGGTAATGACGGCTAATTAGGACTGGGGGCGGGGTAACTCGCCCCCACACTTATGAGGTTTTTATGACAACATATAAAATCATTCGCGGCTTAGTGACCTCCCAAGGGCCGAAGCAGACAGGCGACCTAGTGACGGACCTGCCTGATCGCGAAGCTGAGATTTTCATGGCCCAAGGGCGTATCGTCCCGCACAATGAAACCGTAATCAAGGCTGCTTCTGTTGATGTTACTCATCGTGACCCACAGCCAGCCAAAAAGCGTGGCCGGGCTACTAAGATTTTCTGATGGGTATCGAAAGTGCCTCAGACATTCTGGACTTTCTGGAGTTGGATGATTTTGCCACTACGGCAACATACACTCCAGCCGGTGGTGCATCCAAGTCTGTTCTAGGCATCTTCGATAATCCACAGGCCAGCCGCAACGCCAGCCAAATGCTGGAAATTACCATACCAGAACCACGCTTTGTGTGTAGGACATACGATGTCAGCGCAGCAGCGGATGGGGATGCCATCATCATTGACGCGGTTACTTATACTGTCCGCGTAGTGCTCACTGATGGTGTGGGTATGACCACAATGGTGCTTGAGGATACCTGATGGCGCATGTGCGTAAACAGATACGCGATAGGGTCGCCTCAACGGTCACTGGATTGGCTACTGGGGCCACCGTCTACAAGATGCGGAAGTACGCGCTAGATGACGCGGCCTTACCCGCCTTGGTGGTCTACAGTATGGATGAGTCGAGCGCCCTTATTACTATCGGATCCAGAACGCTGAAGCGGAATATCCGCATCGCTGTGGAGGCCGTTGCTAAAGGCCCATCCATATCTGTCTTCGATACGATAGACACCATGTGTGCAGAGGTGGAAGCAGCCGTTGCCGCAGACTTCACTCTTAACGGTCTTGCTAAATCCACAATTCTTCGCTCGACAGAGAGTGACGTTAATGTAGAAGGTGATAAGGCAATTGGCGTTGCTACCATGACATTTGACGTGGAATATGTTACTACTATTGGTGATGCGGAGATTGCGCGATGAAATTTACAACATTATATAGCGAAAATGGTGACGAGATTGTAGCGCCGAACAACAGAATTGAGTATCTAACGAGCAAGGGCTGGTCAGTTGAGCGGCCTAAAGCTAAACGAAAAGCCAAAGAAACCGAGGAGATTGAATAATGGCAACGCACACTGGCAGCGAGGGAACCGTCGAAATCGGTGCCAACGCGATAGCTGAAATCCGCAGCTACTCTCTTGAGTGGTCATCCGACACCGTAGAAGACACAACTATGGGCGATGTCTTCCGCACCCGTAAAACGACCCTTCAGTCTTGGTCTGGCAGCGTTGATGTATTCTGGGATGAAACGGACACTAACGGACAGGTTGCACTTGCACCCGGTTCGACAGTGACCATCAACTTCTACCCAGAAGGCAACGCAAGCACCGCAGACTACTACACCGGGTCTGCGATTGTTACCGGCAAGACCATCAATGCCTCATTCGATGGCATGGTTGAAGCCAGCATTACCGTTGAAGGTAATGGAGCAATTACTGAATCCACTGTCGCCTAATAACGGAGATTGACATATGAGTAAGATGGGTGAGCGCATTGCAAAGCGCAGCAAAGACGAGCGTTCTTTTGACGTAGAGGCTTGGGGTGAGAACGATGAATCCCTGATCATTTATCACGGGCCATTTACGGCTGGTGAAATGAACAGGATTCAGCGTAAGCACCCTGGCTTCCTTGGCAATCCCACGTTGGAAGCGTTCGTGGACATCATCATCCTTAAGGCAAAGGAAAAGGATGGTGAGCCTATGTTTGATCTGAAGGATAAGGCTATCCTTCTGCGTGAAGAGGTCGGCGTTATCTCTCAGGTAGCCAATAACCTGATGTCCGGTGATGACACGGCGGATCTGGAAAAAAACTAAGGGAAGATTCGTTCAGGTATAACCTCTATACTTTGGCGGATCGACTAGGAAAGACCTTCGAAGAGATTGAAGAAATCTCATTAGAAGAATATAACGAGTGGGCGATTTGGCATAAGATAGAGGCGGAAAAGGCAAAGCACCGTGGCAGTAGCACAAAACCTTGAACTCACGCTCGACATGGTTGTTAAAAACCAAGGTGATATTGCCAATCTCATAAAGCAAGTTGGGTCGCTTGAACGCGAGATGAAGAAGCTGCAAGCCTCCAGCACTGGGCTTTCGCAGGCTACTGAAGGTGTCATCAAAAGCGGCAAGCGGTACAGCAATGTAATTGACTCGCAGTCGCAGTCGCTGCGTCAAAACCGGCAGGGTAGCCAGATGGCTATGATGCAGCTTAACGACTTTACCACATCTGTAGCCACAGGCGCTTCGCCTGTAATGGCTTTTAACCAGCAGATCGGCCAGCTTGGCTACTCCATGAATCTGATGACCGGCAAAGCCAAGATAGTCGGCGCGTTTCTATCAGGTCCGTGGGGACTTGCCATCATTGTCGCCACTGCTGTTCTTGGGCCGATGATTGAGGCGCTTTTCAAAGTTGAGAAAGAGCAGAAGAAGGTTGAAATCGCTTCTCACGAACTTGCCAATGCCGAAAGTATTCTGGGCGAATACTTCGACTTAACAACAGGAAAGATACGCGAGCAAAATCCAGTATTGATTGCGAACACACGGCTTAAATTAGCTGCAGCGAAAGCAGACGCGATGGTGGCGCAGGAGGAAGGAAGGAATGAACTTACGGCCATTAGGCGCGGCGGTGTAGCATTGCAGGGTGGCTTCGGCGGCGGACTTAGAGTGGTCAGGACTGGAGACAGAACACAAGAAATTGTAGAGCGTTTCCGCACAGGCGTTAATACTGTCGGGCAGTCCTTGGACCAGCTTCGCAATCAATTTGAAAGTAAAGTCATAAATTATGAAGAATGGGATAGGGCATCGAAATCAATTAACAAGGTGGCGATGGCTGGCGAAAATCTTAAAACGTACACAAAAGCTGAAGAGGCTTTTAATGGATCGGCAAGAGCGCTTCAGGGCTTCCTGAAGCCAGCCAAAGCCGCTAAAACTGTAACTGATAAACTGGCTGCACAGCGTGACCGTGAGGCAACTCAAGTTGAGGCCCTTGCTGAGAAGATCCGCGACTACGGCTTACAGTATAATTCCGCCACGAAAGAAGTCGGCGCAACCGCAAAGAAGCTTGATGATTTCAATGACTTAGTCGAGAAGCTGGGGACACTCAAGGGCGGCACTGCAGTCGTTGCGGCACTAGCGGACACCATAGCCGGTGTGCGCCGGGCCATTGTCGACGAGGGCGCGAATAAGGCTTTGGAAGACTTCAACGCTGAAATTGATAAGATCATGCAGAAGGATTTATCTCCTTTCCAGCAGGCTATATCCGGCTTGATGGAAAAGTTGGGGAACCCAGAGTTGGAGATGACCCCTGACACTACCGCTAAATACTATGAGTCCGTCAACACTGCGTCCAACAAGTTCTTCAAGGACGCAATAAACGGCGCGCAAGACTTGCTCGACAAAACCAACGGGGTGGACAACGCATACAACAATCAGTTGGACACAATGCGGCAAATGATCCTAGAACAAAGGGCAATGGGCATCGAAACGGGCCTGCTGGAAGAAGGGTATGCGCGCTTCGTCCAACTATCAGAAGACAACAAAATAGCTGAGAGAAACGCAGAAATCAGGAAGTCATTCGGAGACATCGGTATGGCTGTTTCCAGCGCCTTCAGGAATATACTTGAAGGTGC